GTTGATGCGCTAGTAGAACCAATTATAAATGGTTTTTGGTTCTATGCGCTACACAAATTTTGGACTGTATACCGTGAGCGATAAACTAAACATAGCAAACGAAATGCGCTGTTTTGACAGCAAGGACCGTGAGTTCTATGACAGCCTCACTGACGAAGAGCGCAAGAAGTTTTCAAACTATCTTATGATTCGTTGGGGCAGTGCAGTGCAAGGCCCAAGCGAGTTGCAAGAATACTATTTGGTTGCCTGCAATGAAAGATTGAACAAACATTTCTTTGACATCAACCGGCATCCCAAGTTACAATGGTTATGTGCTACAAGTGTATCACCAGGCATGGGCAACCACAGGCATCAGTGGATATCACCAAAGAAAAAAGAAAAAGGCAACAACGAAGGCAAGAAAATGTTAATGGAACTGTATCCTGCAATGAAGGCAGATGAGATAGAACTATTAAGTAAATTGATTACACCCAAAGAACTAAAGGAACACATGCGTGACAGCGGAGTCGCAGACAAAAAGTGAAACCTATCAATGCAAGTATTGTGAACGCGAGTTTAGACGCGAAAGCACACTGGCGGTTCACGTTTGTGAGCAAAAGAAACGTTTCCAAGAAGAAAAAGAAGTAGGCGTGCAAATTGGGTTGCAGGCTTATCTGCGCTTCTATACTGTAACACAAGGCAGTGCAAAACTGAAAACCTATACTGATTTTGCAAAGTCGCCATACTACAAAGCATTTGTGAAGTTTGGTAGATACTGTGTGGACATCAATGCTATCAACGTGCCCAAGTTTCTAGACTGGCTGCTCAAGCAAAACAAAAAGATCGACCACTGGGCTCGAGATACAGTGTATGACGAATACTTGCTGTACTATATCAAAATTGAAGCATTGCAAGATGCACTTGAAAGAGGCATTGAGTATAGTATAAAGTGGAGTGAAGATACTGGCAACCCACCACATGACTTTTTACGTTACGGTAACGAAAACAGAGTTGCGTTTGCTATAAGTACTGGGCGCATTTCACCATGGTTGGTGTTCAATTCAGAAAGCGGACAAGAGTATTTGGCTAACATGAATGCAGATCAAACAAAAATAGTATGGCCTTGGATTGATCCAGATTTTTGGCAAAAGAAATTTCAAGACTACCCAGCAGATCAAGCCTACTGCGAAGAAATACTAAAACAGGCAGGATGGTAATGGATTTTCCACTTTTATACTGTAATGGTAGTAGTTATTCAAGTAATGATTATCATCCACTAAACAATAATGCTATCTATGTTAACTATGTAGCAAATAAACTTAACGGATTTGTCTTGAACAAATCGTTTCCTGGAAATTGGAATAGGAGTATTATTAGGACCAGTGTACACGATTTAATACATCAGCGGCAACTAAATCCAAGTCAAAAAATTATTGCAATAATTGGATTAACAATCGAAATGTGGAGCGATATTTGGTTAGAAGATGATGAACCAAAATCAGAAGAACTTTCCAATTTCCAATGCCACTCTTTCACTACTCTACAAGATTGGAGAGAACGTTTAGTGAGCAATCTTGATATATTGGGTTTTAATAAAATTTTCAAAAAAGAAAAAGATACAGTGTTTGAAAGATTTTATACAAAATATTCTGAAGGTAGGGCATATTTCTACAGTCCTTATGCAGAGAGAATAAACCTGTTTTGTGACTTATTGATGTTCACCTCAATGTGCAAAAAATATAACATTAACTATCTAATATTTCAAGGTGATAAAGCAGAAAAACTAGAACAAGAATATCTACTAGACTTCTTTAGCAAAGAGTTGTATAAAGATGATAGAATATTCAATTGGGAAGAATTTGGATTTATTCACTGGTGTAGAGAGAATAACTTTGAAGATCTAGAGCCCTTAAATCCAAAAGGTCACTTTGGACCAGATGTCCATGAAGCATTTGCAAATAGAGTTTTATTACCTACACTAGAAAAAACAAAACAACTATAAAATTTGACAAACAAAGAGATTTGTAGTATAATGTTTCACACAGACAGAATTACAATTTATATTTCAAAGGAGAAAAAAATGGGATTGACGAGACCTAAAGTAGCACAAGTTGAACAAAAGCCCAAAAGCAAAGATAAACATTTTTGGGCAAGCATGTTTAAAAGTGTATTGAGATTGATTGGTTGTTATGCACTGTGGACTGGCGCCGCCATTCTTGGCGGAGTAGCAGCCGTTCCACTAACAATGGCAGCTGGATTGTTTGCAGCAGCCGAAGTAATGGGCATCATTGAAGAACTGGTATGAGTGCTGACGTAGACATTGACTTTGCTGACAGACAGCAAATAATTGACTTGATTCAGTGTACATCTGCACGACAAAATGCAGATGGTCGCAAGCATAACAGTGGTGTCTACGTTACTCCAATTCCACGCGATGCACAAAATGATTGCGCTAGCATAACATACGAAGAAGCAGAAGACCGCGGATATTTTAAACTGGATTTGCTTAATATGAGTGTGTACAGTTTGATTCGCGATCAAACACACTATGACAATTTGCTAGCACAACAACCACAGTGGCAACTGATGTGGAAACAGCCAGGTATTGCTGAACAACTGGTGCATGTGGGCAACTATGCACAACTGCTAAAAGAAATGCAACCAGACAGCATACCAAGAATGGCTGCATTTATATCAATTATTCGTCCTGGTAAAGCACATCTCAAAAACAAGCCTTGGGACGAAGTGTTTGCTAGTGTGTGGGATGGTGATAGTTCAGATGGATTTGTGTTTAAGAAAAGTCATGCAATTAGCTATGCAACGCTAGTAGCATTGCATCTCAACTTATTAACGGAAATATAATTAATGGCTATTCTTTACAGTAACGGTTGTAGTTTTACTGCTAACTTTGATGTTGACCGCAGTATGCGATATCCAACACTAATTGGCAAACACTTTGGCTGGGAAGTGATTGATCATGCACTGCCTCAAAGTTGCAATAGCAAGATCATTAGGTGCACAATACGTGATTGTTTGCAACTGCTGGACCGGAATGAAAAGATCACAGCATTAATACAATTAACGTTTCTTGAAAGATTTGAATATGCAGGCGACCCTAATGGGGCAAACCAGTGGCAATACAGTAATGGTACAATAAGGGACGAGTTTGAAGTAATTAAATCTAACGATGACGCCAATTGGCCAAAAGAAATTAGAAAGTATGCTAACAGCATTTTTATGCATCAACGCTATAATGCATTATGTGCGCAACTATTTTCTAACTTAGTAGGATTAATTAGTTTCTTTAAGGCTAACAATATCAAATACCGTATTTTTTCAGGACCTTCTCTTGTTAATGGTGTCAATCACAATGTGCCTATTAACCCGGGCAATAGCTGGGCTATTGAATGTAAAGACACTATATTACAAGATGCGTTTTACCAGCATTGTATATCAAAAGATACTAATGTATTATCATTAATTGACTTTAACATGCTAAGTGTTGCAGACGCAAATGTGCCTGCACATCCAACACCCGAAGGCATGCAAAAAATAGCTGATTACTTTATTAATCTACTCTGCGAACAAGAGTAATACTACGGCGTTTAATTTTCTTACGTGATAGTTCTGCTAAACTTGTAGCAGGCCCTAGAATGATATCCAAGTCTTTGTTGATAAACGTTTTGAGGAAGGGCCTAAACTGTTCCCAGTCCTGTTTGAGGAATATGTTGATAGGTATGCTTCGGTTGCTTTCCCACCACCACTGATTTGCAAACTCCAAAAAGTCACGCTTTTGCTGGTCGTTGACAATGCCGCCAAAGTCATAGATAGTTGTTATTTGATCATCTCTGTTTTGAATCACGCCCACATACTCATTGCCCGCATAAGTGCAAAAAGTAATAAATGGATATCGTTCAGCGATCTTTTCGAATAGCTCTACGCCCATAAATACCTTATAATCGGAGTTAATTTAATGTATTCTACCACCGTATATTTATATCAGCAAAAGCAGCAGGTACTATTACCTGACACGAGTGGTGCTTACTTTCAGAGGAGATGGCAACCAGTGTATGCTAAAAAACTTAAAGTAAACCGCGGTGTTGATAATGTCATACTGTTTGAATTTATCAACCAAGACCAGAAGCCTGTAAATATTTCAGGTAGCACAATCACATTTAGAATGATTGGCACAGAGGGCGATGACTTGCTTATCGCCAAAGACCTAGTCACACTAAGCGCAGCCTACGGCAGAGCCAAAGTGACTCTTACAGTTGCAGAACTTGACTTAATCGAACAACAAACTGCATCATGGAGTTTGGAACGTGCCAGTGGTGATTTGCATGAAGCAGTGTTTACAGATGCTTACAGTTCAGGTAGAGGACAAGTCGATATTGTAGACAGTGTGTATCCAGACTATTTGGAAAGCACTATATTAGAAATCCCCGAGCCAGTTGCACAAAACACTCCAGCAAGCAGCGGCAATAGAAATTACACCAGCATGGCATACACTGCCCAGAATACGTTAACCACTTTTCAACTTGATTTTGACAACTTCACTGGTAATCTCAAAGCACAAGGAAGCGATACACAACTAGGGCCATGGTACGACATTGGTTCTCAAACAGTTTATGTAAATCAAAATGATCGCGCCTACATCAACATTGATGGACGACACAATTGGGTAAGGT